CTTGGCTTTGCCGTCAACACCTTTCAACTGGATACCGAGCGCGGAGAAGGCTTTAGCGGCACCTGACTCAACGTCAGTCATTGCCTCGCCCATTTTCTCGGCCATGTCGGTGAGTGAGTCGCGGGCGCCCTGGGCGTCGCCACCCATCGCCTTTGCCACGCGGCCGAACGCGTCGACGTTTTCGATGGTTTCGCCAAGCGCGTCGGACGTTGCCGCAATAGCCTGTATGTTGGCCGCGTCCTCGAACGCTCCACCAATGGTGGCCTTGGCGATCAAAAAGCCGGCAAGCGCGCTTGCCGCGCCTGCCATCATGCCCTTAAGCGCTCCACCGACCTGCTCTGCAGCGTCGTCGGTGGCCTTGAGCTTCGTTATCAGGTCGTCGGCACCGAGCTTTGATTTGTCGATACCTTTGGTAAGGCTGCTCGAATCCGCTTCGAAAACCGTGACCCACGTATCGAGTATGCCGCCCATTACCGCCCCTTATTTTTCGCGTAGTCTGCTGCCAGCTTTTCGTTATACCGATTGGTTACAACGATTTCCCACAGGTTCATCGCCGTTTCTAAGTCTATTTCTCGGTCGAGTTCAGTTTGGCGCGCAAGTCCCGCACTAAGGATGGCGGCAAAGAATCCGTCAGCGTTTGGATAATCAACGGAAGGTGCGTCTTGATTAAACTTGCGAAGAAAGTCGACCCCCTTCCTTGTCCGAAAAAACTGGTGTTGTACTCCAGCATGGCCCACTCCAGGCGCAACAGTTGCTCACCCGTGATCACATGGGAGTTAATCAGGCTTTCGGTGCTCAGCGGCTGCATGCGCCCGTCATCGCCAATACCAACAGACACGTAACTCATGAGCGTCAGCATAATTTCCTTGCTGACGTTGTACTCGCCGAGCTTTGGAATGTTACTAACCGGGTACTTGGCCATCACCTCGCGCATCGGGATAGCCGGCAGCTTCGACAGGAAGAACTCTTTTTCCCCGCCGTCGCCGTCTTTGATGGTTACTGCCTTTGGCTTGATCATACGTTGGCCCGAGTGTAGGACAGGTTAGAGAACGCGAAGCTGTAGGTGCTCGACTTGAAGCGACCTGCGCTGCTCGGCGAACGTACCGGCATACCGGCCAACAGCTTGCCGGTGTCAAAGGTGGCAGTGGACCCATCGGGGTAGCTGACCACGGCGGTAACTTCGTCGCCTACCGACTTCTTGCCGTTGGCTGGGCGGTTGGCGTCAAGCGCGATGTTCATGTTGCGGTCGTCTTCGCTGCCCGGGATCAGCGCCATTTTAGGCAGCAGAGGCTTGGGACTAGACCACGTAACGAGCACGCCGTTGAGGTTCATTGCGGCCTCTGCAATGACGACCTCGGGCACGTCGAACGGGTCAGCGTCGTCGGCGAACTGGGTGACGGTAAAGCCGTTCGGGAACGTCTTGTCGAAGATGAATCGAATGCTGATGCCAGAGCCTGAAATGTCAGTCATGGGTGGTACTCCGTATTAAACGAGGTTGTGAGAGCCGACGATTTTGCGCACAACGTCGTTTTTGGCGTAGGCAACAGTGTACAGCGCGACATACTCGGTGGTGCCACTCGGGCCTGTTTCCTCAACGATCTGCACGTCCGCCCAGTAGCCGTTGCTCTGCACGTCGCGCCATGCGTCGGGGTCACCAGTCAATTGCGTTACCGCGAGCTGCTGCAGTGTGGTCAATTGTTTGCCGACGCGGATCACACCGTTGCGCTTGGCCTGCACGCATTTGTTGGTGAGCACGCCCAGCACTGCTGCGCGGCCGTCGTCGTCGTTGCTGATCGAGCCAATAGCGATCAGCAGATTGATATAGTCAGCTTGCAGCGCCGATTTAAACCACTGTTCGTTAATGTGGACGTTCATGTCCAGCGGCGCGGAGCTAGGCCCGCACAACACACCACGTTGGAAGAACGCCAGGGATGTGCCAGCGCTTTGCGTCTCGCCGTAGTAGTTCACGCGCGCAGGGTCCAACACGTCGGCCAAGTCGTCGCCGCTAACGTCGAACGGGGCAGTGTACAAGCCTTGGCGGAACATGAAGTTAACGACCGCATTGCGGCGGTTGAAGTTGATTGCGGCAGCGATGGCCTGCGGTAATGCTTCCTTGAATTCCATCGGCTTGACGTTGAGCACCAGGCCCACGGACGCAATGCCCAGCAGCGCCTCACTGTGCGACGCGAAGTTGGCCATGTTGACGACGTGCAGGAACATGTATTTGACGTTGAGACTGGCGTTGTACTGGGCCACTGACAGCGCGTCGGGGAGCGACACAGGCACCTCATACGTGAAGCTGCCGAAGGAATCGGTGATTTTCTCTGCAGCGCGCAGAGCTTCGAGCGGCGATTGGGCAACGGAGCCAGGCGACAGCACTGCGTCGAACGCGCGCCAGCCGAACAGCGTAGCAATATCGTTGGTTGGGTCAACCGTGACCGGGAACGCAATAGACGCGTTTTCAGCCACCGAGCTGACGAAGTTGAACGCGGATGCCTGGGCGTCGTAGGTCACCAGCACGCTCACAAACTGCGGCATTGCTACGCCACGGATTGCAGTTTGCACGAGGCTGGCAACGTCGGCGAAGGTGGTGGCAGTAGCCAGGCTGAAACCTGGGGTAGTCGCGGTCACGCCTTCGATGGTGATGGTGGCCACGGCTGCGGTCACTGCTTGCAGCGCAGCCAGGTCAAACGTGCGCTTTGGCCCATATACGCGCGCAGGGCGGGCAACGTTGGCAAACGGAGCCAGCAACACCTTGGCGGCTTTGCTGGCTGGCGCGGGGCTGACGTACCCGAAGTACTGGGTGCCGTATGCAGCCTGCACACTGGCAGCGCCGAAGGTGTCAATGATCGACGAAGCGTCACCGGCCTGCCCAATCGCACCTACTGGCAACTTGGGGTCAGTGATGAAGCGAAGGCCAACAAGCTCGCGTTGAGCTGCTGCCGCCGCGCCGATAACGCCGCTGGTTGCGTCGACGTAACGTGAAATACTGATGGGCATGGTAAGTCCTCTAGACTCTCATAAATCGTGATTCGACGCGGCTTGCGGCGGTCGACTGTTGGATTATGCTTCGCTCGTGCGTGCAGGTAAAGTCAAAGGACGGAACCTGTTCGAAATGGTCACGGTCATTGCGCATATAGGGTTTGCGGATATCGGTCACGCGTTCCATGAATACCCCCTGGGCGCGCAGCAGTTTGCGGAACCCTTGGGAGTTGATCAGCATTGCTGCCACCCGCGTAATGGTCGCCGCCGTCGGGCCTGTTACAGCGTCAGGTGGCGTCTCGTACAACCCCTGCACCTGAAACCCACTGCGGTACATCTGCACTTCTTTGCGCAGCATGACGCCCGTGGTGCGGTCATAGATGGCCTTGCGCCCCTGCCACCCATACAGGTTCTCGGGCAGCTCAAAGAAGTACAGCACAGGCCCAGCCTCACGCCCCTGGGGGGTCGGTTGGTACTCGGCCGTTACATGCCAGTCGCCGTACCCTTGCGCAGCCAACAGCGTGATCAGGCTGGAGCGGACCAGGATCTGCAGTTCGAGTTCATCCATTTTCCGGCCCCACGTCGATAAAGTATGCCGCCTGCCACCCGTCTACCGTCTGCCAATTGTTCTCACCGACGGTTTCGTACTTGCGCCCGTCGCGGTAGCACACGTCAACGCCCGTGCCGCGCTTCAAGTTACGCACGGGCTCGGTGGTATAAAAGGTGTAGTAGTCCTTGGTTGCGTCAAAGCCAAGCTCGGCGTAACGCTTGGTTTCCGTGGGTTGCCACGATCCCTCGACTGGAACGCCGGCCGCGAACACGTCCACGAACTTGCCCAAGGCGTTCGTATCTCGCCGCAACCACTTGTGGAGCACGATTTGTTGCGGCGAGATAACGCCAAGCGCCATGCTTAGCAGGTTCATTCCTGGGATCATCCGATGCTTCCTTTTGCTGCTGTCTGGTTGGCCAAAGTGTTGACCATGACGTTAGTGTCGCGCAACGGGTCGGTGTTGACCGCTTCCACGCTGACATTGCGGCGCCTGGCCCGCGCGCGCTTGGTTGAGTCTTTGATTGCCTCGAAGTCTCCCCGTGCTATCTCGGTGCGGATGTCACCAGCGACCTGCAGGCCCAGGCCGTCAAGTACCTGCTTTGCTGTCACCTCGCCCTTTAGCGCTTTGCGTGCGCCGTTGGCCAGCAGAACCGACCAGTCCTTGCTGTACTTGTTGACAGCCACCCGCTGGAACGAACGCGAAGGGATATTGGACTCGGGGTCACCAAATTCATGCACCGTGGCCACGTAGGCAACCGGCGTACCGTCAGGATACTTGCTGGACGAAAACCAGCCGGCATAAGCCGCGAGCTTGTCAAACGCCTCGCTCGCGGCTTTGAACGTTTCGAGCTTGCCAGGCTTGCGGGTTACCTTAGCCATCGACCAGGCCCGCCGAAGCCGCCACCAACGCGACGGAACCCCTGCCGCTCGGGTAGCCCGCCGACTGCCAGCGCGCGCGGCCGTATGGCGCTGATCAGCCCCCACAGCTCCATGCCGAACGGCGACAGCAGTAGCCATGCCTGCCAACCCTTGAGCGCGGCAGGTACTTGCATGCTCACGGTCACCTTGTCGATGGTTGCCCCGGTGAGCGCACCAACGCTGGTGTTGCCCTGGAGCAACTGGTTATAGCGGAACGCCAGGTGGGCAGTCATAAGGTCGAGCATGCGTTGCAGCGTGTCACCGCAGGCAACGCCCCAGTCGTATGGGTAAATATGTACCGTCGCCACAGTAAAATACCCCGACAATTGCTCGTCGGGGTATTTGGTATCGCTTGCAAAGTATGGGAACTGCAAGCGAAAGGCGACCGCATCAAACGTGTGTTTGTCGGTCATAAGTCACCTTAGCGGCGGCGGGTTTTGGCAGGCTCGTCAAGCACTGGCGCTGGTGCAACGTTGGTAACTACGTTGTCAGGGTCGTTGAGCGTGCCGGTAACGTCAGCAGGTGCCAGGGGGCGCGACGGGTCGTCGTTGGCCATATCGGTTGCAACGTGGTCAGGATCAACAGCCTTACCCTTTTCGTCCACCACCAGATAACCAGCAGCTTCCTGCTGCAAGAACACGAGGTCTTGGCGACACAGCGCCAGTTCTTCCTGGGTGATGGTGGTCACGACGCCTTGCGGGGTCAGGAAATGCTTGTTAGATACCCCGGCGCCACCTTTGATATGCACGCTAACTTCGCGGCGCGGCAGATCGCCGCCGCCCTTGGTGTACGGGCCGTATACTTGGGAGCAGGCGAGGGTGGAGTAAACGAGTACTGTAGACATTGGTCAGTCACCTTTGGTAAAGAGCGCCTATCGTAGCGCGCTCTTGCCGTTAATTACAACCCGCTAAAGCGGACCACTGCAAACGGGCGTTTCACCATCACACCGGCCGTGGCGTTGGTGAAGTCTTCGATGTAGGTCTTCGCTTTCTTTTCGACGCCCAACACTTGGAACTTGGCAGGTACAACCTGCACGAAAGTCTTGTTATCGTCGGTGCCGGAGTTTTCGACCTTTTCCATGTACAGGTACGCGCCGGACACGCCACCGTTGGCACCCGAGAACTCAGGCACGCCTTCGATGCGCCAGTTGCTATAGTTCTCGTTGATCCATTGGCGAACCGATTGGGTGCCCTGGACGTTGGTCACGGTTAGGTACTCAATCGCCGACAGCGGGATTGCCAGGGTTGCGTCACCCTTCGACGGGTCGATGTTGCCGTTGCCCTGCAGGCGCAGTTGGGATGCGCCCAAACGCAGGTCGGCGGTGATTTCGAGGAACGTCTTGTCTTTCCACTGGGTCGACGTACCGGCAGCGTTCGCAGGTAGCGTGATCCACGGCAGCAGGTTCGGGTCGTTGAGAATGCCGTAGATGCGGCTGTTGCCATCGTTGAAACCAAACATGCCGATGCGGTTGCGGAAAATTTCCAGAACCAGGGTGGCAGCGGCGCGGGCGTCGGCAGCAGCGTTGACTTGCATCTTGGCGGCGCGCAGCTCTTGCAGACGACCAACTTCGATACCTGCTTCACCACGCACGATGTCGCGGGTAGTGAACGACGGGTTGTAGGACGCGAGCGGGATGTTGGTGTGGTCGCCATACGGCGCTACCATGCCGGTTGCTTCCATGGTGCGCTGGACGATGCTTTCGTCTTCCCAGCTACCGGCAGTCGTGATACCAACCAGGGTATCGATCATGCGCGCAGCAGTCAGAATTTCAACTTGGCCAGGGAGCCAGGTTTGCAGGAACTGCACCATGTTGCTGATGGTCGCAGGGGTAATAGTGGTATTACCAGCGCCATCGGCGGCGTCAAAGCCCGTGCCGATCAGCATTGCGCGCAGGGTTGCAGGGTCGAGGTTAATGCCGTAGGCGGACAGCGCTTGGTAATTGCGCACTTCGTCCTTCGACATGCCGATGATTGGTGCAACCTGGCGCGGGCCGATTGCAGAGCGAACTTTAGACATAGGGTCGGTCCTTAGTTGGTCAGGGTGACAATGACGACGGAGCCGCCCACTGCACTGTTGTAGTTCATGCCGCTAACCTGGGCGTTCGGGATCAGCGCTTGGCCAGCAGGCGGCGCTGTGCCGTTGGTGTAGGCGTAGAGTTTGCCCGTGGCTACTTCGTAGGCCAGCAGGTCACCGCGCTTGCACACGTTGTTGACGAAGACGAACGGTTCACCCATTTCGATGAAATCGCCCTTCGCACCAGGCGGCAGGGTCAGCGTCGCGGCGAAGGGATCGCCCAGGGTGCCGAACGAAGCGTGCTCTTTCGGGAAGCCCAGGATACCACCGAAGATGGTGGTGCCGTCGACCAGCGTGCCGCCTGGCGACAACTCACCAGTGGTGACGTTCTTGGTGTAGAAGCGGCCGATCACGCAGTTAACAGCGGTTGCCGCAGCAGCGATAAAGCCAGGCTTTACGCGGCGCGGGCCGGTGTATGCAAATTCGCCCGGGATACCCGAGCCAATAAAATCACGTACTTGGGATTGAAACATGCTTATTTACCCCCGTTGAGGCGTTTGGTGACCCAGTTGTCGCCCGAGTCTTTCGCGTCCATGCCGGTGGCAGTAGGGCGAGCGGTGGCGGTTGGGGTTTTGGCCACGGCGGCTAGGTAGCCCGACAGCGCGGACAGCTCCTGACCCTTGGCGCAGTTGATGCCCAGCTTCTTGACGCCGTAGGCTGCAACGTCCGCCTCGGTTTTGGCCGAGTGGTCGAACGCACCTACCAGGGGCTTGAGTTGCAAGGCGAGCTTGTCGCGGCGACCGGCGTGCGCCAGAACGCGACGGGTAATAGAAGCCTCGTCCATGCCGGTGCCGGTTGGCTTGGCGTCGTCAGCGTCTTCGGCTACGGCAGGCGCGTCGTCAGCGTCTTCGGCTACGGCAGGCGCGTCGTCAGCGTCTTCGGCTTTAACCGGCTCAGCGGCAGGCGGCGCGTCGTCAGCGTCTTCGACCACAACGTCATCCGGCTTGACCTCTTCGGCTTCCATCGCTTCCAACTTGTCGAGGCGACCCATGATCGCTTCGAGCATCTTTTTCAGTTCTTCGTCCATCGGTTTAATACCTGTCGTGTCGAGGTGGTCGAGTACAGCAACTTCTGGCCCCATGCGGCCTTCGCCAACGGAAGCTAAATGGTTGCCGCGCAAGTGGCACTGTATTACATCATACTTTTCCCCGTTGTACTCACCTGGCGCCCAAATGTAGCGGCAGCGGTAACCCAACGATAGCTCGCGCTTACCTGAGTCTACTTCGTTACGGTGAGCTTCGGAAAACAATTTGATGTTGCTGTATAGCGTGTTATCGCTTGGGTCGAACTCTTGGCGCTCGCCAGTAACGCCACCAATGCCTTTATCCTCGGCCGGCGTTGCGTTTAGTTCTTCGGCGCCAAGCATCGTGTGTTCATCTACCCACGGTAGCAGGCGCAGACTTGCAATGAACTCGGGGCGTGCAAGTTCTATCGGCGAACGGAACACGCGATAGAACTTGCCGGGGTCGGCCTGGGGTTCGTCGGGAGGAAACGACAAGTTCTTGCCCAGGTAGTCGAACACACCGGCCTTGCTGATCGGTTGGCGCATAACTTCGAACCAACCATTGAAGTCGTCAATGCGCGCGGATTCACTCACTGCTGTCATCCTCGGACACTGCAAACGGCAATTTGCCCAGGTACTGCAGGGCAACGATCACGCCTGACTTAAATGCTGCAGCCTCGCGCCCAGTAAACACGATGGCGTCCGCGTCGTCACCCAGACGCACTTCGGTGGCCTTTGGTGTGTCTACGATCTTTTGCAGTTGCCCGACCTGCTGTGCGTGCCAGTCCTGCAACTGCTCTACGAACTCTTTGAAGTCACTCACTGCTGTCATCCTCAAAAGTAACTACTGGCCGCATTGTGCAACGACAGAACGGAAGTAGTCCAGGCAATCCGCGTTCCCCGGTGCGCTGGTCAATCACAGGTGGGTCGTTGATATCGTACACGTTCCCGTTGAGCACGGTCTTGTGGTACTGACGCGGGTCTTGGCTCCCACCTGTGTGAATCCACTCAAACTTGCTGACACCCACGTCGCGCATGCGTTCGGTGTTGATCGACATGTACGCCTTTCGGGTCTGATCGAGCGCAACGTTCTTGGCGTGCCGCTTGGCCTCGCCGTACCGTTCCAACATGACCTTTTCCAA